CGTGTAACCTTCGGTGGAACAAAGAAAAACTAATTTATTAGCAATTCCTAATCCAACGAAATTAACGTAAATCGTAAACCACGGACAGTGATTTACAAAGGAGAAAAAACTATGGCAAATCAAGACGCAGCTTTCGGTTTTAGACCAACAAGACATCTTACAGGTGGACAGGTCAGAGCTGAAGAAGCTAACATCGCTGCCAACTACAATACAGCAATTTATACTGGACAAGTAGTTGAAGCGGTTACAGCGGGCGGTATTGAAGCAGCGGCAGCAGGAGACGTCCAACAAGCGGGTGTTTTCGGAGGCGTGTTTTATACTGATCCGACAACAAGTAAACCAACATGGAAAGCATACTATCCAGCAAGCACTAATGCTTCTGATATAGTTGCTACCGTGTACATGGACCCAGATATCGTGTTCGAAGCACAGCACGATGGAACCGGCACAGCAGCCCTAAATTTCGCAACAGGGAACTTTGTAGGTGTGGGTGGAAGTACTATTACTGGACAATCAACTTCAGAAATAGACACTTCCGATTTTGATACTACTGCAGGTGGTTTTAAACAAATCGGTATATCAAAAGATCCAGAAAACAGTGATACATCAACAGCTAATTGCAACGCATACGTTGTGTTCAATGAAACTGAGCATGTATTTACATTTGCAACAGGCATATAATAGAATAGGAGATTAAATTATGGCTATATCACGATCACAACTAGTTAAAGAACTAGAGCCAGGATTAAACGCACTGTTTGGCCTGGAATACAACAGATACGACAATGAGCATGCAGAGATATTCAATACTGAAACTTCAGACAGAGCGTTTGAAGAAGAAGTAATGTTATCTGGCTTTGGCACAGCAGCAAATAAAGCTGAAGGTGCTATGGTCACTTTTGACCAAGCTTCTGAAGTATATACTTCAAGATACACTCACAATACTGTGGCGTTAGCATTTGCTATCACAGAAGAGGCAATTGAAGATAACTTATACGACAGATTAGCAGGCAGATACACAAGAGCTCTTGCAAGATCAATGGCGCAATCAAAACAAATCACAGCGGCGAATGTATTAAACAATGCGTTTGATACAGGCGGAAGCTTTAATGGAGGTGACGGTAAAGCACTTTGTACTACTGACCACCCATTAGCAAACGGTGGAACATTCAGAAATGAATTATCTACTGCTGCTGACTTGTCAGAAACATCGTTAGAACAATCATTGATTGACATCGCTGCGTTCGTAGACGAAAGAGGATTAAAGATCGCTCTTCAAGGTAGAAAATTAATAATTCCAAAAGAATTACAATTTACTGCTGAGAGAATCATGAGATCACCTCAAAGAGTCGGAACTGCAGATAACGATATCAACGCAATGGCAAACATGGGAATGATACCAGAAGGTTATAGAATTAACCATTTCTTAAATGATACTGATGCATTCTTCATTATGACTGACGCACCAAATGGTATGAAACACTTCGTAAGATCGCCAATTAAAACTGCGATTGAAGGTGATTTCGACACAGGAAACGTTAGATTCAAAGCTAGAGAAAGATACAGCTTCGGCTTCTCTGACCCTAGAGGAATCTTTGGTTCTCCAGGTGCTGCGTAATATCTAATTACCTAACAATCTAAAAGGGGCGGAGTTTACTCTGCCCCTTTTTTTATATATAATGTAAACAACCTAGAAAATTATAATTTTGTAGACTGGCTAGGCAGACGCTATAGAGACTACAAAATTTAACCGCTATAGAGGAGAAACATTATGGCAAGAACAACGTTTGATGGACCGGTAAGATCTTTAAATGGATTTTTAGGAACAGGTCCAAACATGGCACAATCAATTACAGGAACTGTAGATGGTGGAACAGACATTGCAGGTATTGATCAATATCAAGGAAAAATTATACAGGTAGGAAACGCAAACACTGTATTTAATTTACCCTCAATCATAGACACGGCTAACGGAGCTACAGCAGGCGCAAGTGATCCAGCTAACTTAAACAGAGTAGGAATAAAGTATCATTTTGTTTTAACTGCAAATCTAACAGGTGGTAACACTTTTGTTTTAAACGCAGGAACTGCAGCAGGTAGAAACACAGCTGATGTATTTAAAGGTATGGCTATCTATAATAATACAGCAACTGATCCAGGAGCTGTAACAGCTTTTAACGGAAGTAACACGGATACATTAACACTTACAGCCACTACAAAAGGTGGACTAATGGGTGCTCAAATTGAATGTCAAGCAGTTGATGGTTTAATTTGGCAAGTTAGTGCACAACTAATCGGTAACGGTACATTCGCTAACCCTTGGAGCTAATAAATAATTAGTGGCTCCTTCGGGAGCCACGAACTAGGAGAACACATGAGTTTTAAAAGTGATATACAAGCAACAAGATCTGTCGCTGCGGCAGGTGCCACAGCTATTATAGAGCAACCAATAAGACTAAGAGGAATTATTGTTGCATCTGACGGCACAGGAGCTGGAACTTTGGAGCTTACAACTACATCAAATGCTGGAGCAACTTTGTTTCAAGCTGATGTACCATCTGGAGATGTTATTAATTTTAACTTTCCTGAAGATGGAATTCTTTTTCCAAAAGGACTTTTTTGTAAAACCAAAACTAAAGTGACTGCTTATACTTTGCTTACAGATAAATATTCAGGACCTGGATTAACAGTATAGGTTTTAGATGGATTACTATGCTGATCTAGGTATAGAGATTGATGGTTTCGCTAAAGGTGGAATGCCTTCAAAGAATAAAAGAAACTTTAGATCTACTAAATCAGGTGCAGGTATGACTTCTGCAGGGGTTCGTGCATACAGACGAATGAATCCTGGTTCTAAACTTAAGACAGCAGTAACAGGAAAAGTTAAGAAAGGTTCAAAAGCTGCAAAAAGAAGAGCTTCTTATTGTAGAAGATCAAAAGGTCAGATGAAGATGCACAATATCAATTGTAGCAAGACTCCTGAAAAACGAATATGTGCAGCAAGAAGAAGATGGAAATGTTAAATTGGTTGAAAAAAATATTAGGTATTGATAAAATCGAATATAGAATTAGAGTTTTAGAAAGAGAAAAATATTGGAAAGAAAAATATAAGCATGTCATATCTAAACGCAAACCTTCCACCAATATATTGCAAAATTAGAAAGGAGTATCTTTATGATCTTAAAAAACATCACGGAGAAAGTGAAGACTGTGTTATCTTCGGTCTTACATCAATATCAGGGCGTGCGCTCTTATTTAATATCATGTTACCAAACGGTGCGTGTTACTGGCGTCTCCCTATATCAGCGTTTTATCAAAAAACTTTTGATAGATCCAACGTGCCGAATATGCAAGTACATGAATTGGAACTGTGGAACTGTTTTAGTTATTGGCCTAGTGTTACTTGTTTTGATTGGCTGGATGGTGTAAAGGGCAAATATCTAGGTTTAGATAAAAAATTTTATCATGGTAAATATTTATTTACGATTGATTGGGCACATCCAGACGTTAATATATTGGATACTGAACACTCTGAAATTCCTCAAGAACATAAGTGTGCACATATATTGGAGCTTGATAACGGCAATTATGCAGCTCAGCCTAATAATCGCCTTTTGTGGCACATTAATAGCTATACTACTGATAACAGCTGGCCTGACTATAAAGTCCAAAATACTTATTGGGATGCAGAAGATTCGGAATTTGTAACCGAGGATAGTGACAATATGTTTTACGAGATGTATCATAAAAAGAAAGATGAGTAAAAAACCTTTAAATATATCGGAGTCGGCTGCAGTACAGATGCCGATGAAAACGGTTGCTAGCCTTATAATTCTTGTTGGAATGGGCGTGCTCGGTTACACAGAGCTGACGGCGAGGTTGGTATCGTTAGAGACATCAAGAGAATTATTTACAAATGATTTGCTTAAAAAAAGTGAGCAAGTCCCTACGGATCAAGAACAACATTTTTTGATAGAGGATCTTTATAAGACTGTAGAGAAAATGGAAGAAACTCAAGAA